TATATCCTAATTGGGATATTGATAAACTAGAAAAAGAAATTAGAAAGATGAATGAATATTCATTTGAAGGATTAATAACCTCATTTGAATTTTCATATCAATCTAACGGACAGGTTGATGCTACGCTTTCACTAACCGGTACTAGTAATGTATATACAGATGTATCTATGTGGATGCAAACTCCAACAAAAAAAGATGATGTAGCTAAACCAAAAGTAGACACCGATCCAGTTATTGGAGTAGTGAATATACCAACACAACCAGCAGTAAGTGGTCCAACTGCAAATACAGGCTCAGTTGTAACTAAAAATGAATTTTATGATAAACTATATACACAAGTTGATTCATTGATCAATGAAGCTCGATACTTAGATGGTTTTGAATTAGTTAGTAGTGGCATAGTTCAATTTAAAACTAGCACTTCTAATAAAACAAACACTACAGATCAATATATTTTATTTGGCGAACCGTATCAACAAACATTATCACAAGCTGCAGCTGCTGGCGCTAGCACAAGTAAATTTAACCGTTATATAACATTAGGAGCTTTAGTCCAATTTTTAAATGATACAGTTGTTAATAAAATTACAGGATCAGCTACAAATGCTCAAGTTATATGTGATACTGAATTTAGTTGTTGCAACTATTATTCATTATTAACATCATGTATACCAGACCAAGTTTTACTATTGCCTGAAACAACTAATAGTGCGGATGGAATGAATGTATATGGAACGGAATTAACATATTACAAATATATCAATGAAAATTATAATGCAAATTCAGAGAGGTTAGCACAGTGGCCAGGTGTCCATACAAATTCTGCTGCAGCTGACACTAATAAAATTTACGGATCTAGAATTTTCATTAATTTAGAAACAATTCAAAAGATATTAAATGGTGAAGATGGTAAGTCTGGATTAACTGCAGGCGGAACAAAAAGTTTCTCACTTAAACAGTTTATAGCAACTGTTAGTAGTAAACTAAATTATGCTACTGGTGGGTCAATTTCAATGAAATTAATCACGCATCCATTAGATGAAACTAAATTATTGCTTAACGATTCTAAATATTTAAAAACCCCTTTGTTAGGTGATCCTGGAAAACCTGTAATTGTTACTCCGTATGAGATTCCTATGTTTGCAAATCATAAGAATGGAACAATTGTCCGCGAGTTTAAAATGTCAGCAACATTACCGGAAAATGCTAAAAATTTATCTTATGTATTAAATGAAGGTGACGAAGTAACTGAAGAGGAAATTGCACCATATATGAACATGATGTACAATGCAAAAGATCCTGATTCAATTAATAAGGTAATGCAAAAGTATAAAGATAAACATGCAAATATTAGAACTCAACTTATTGATACAAAAAAAGCATTTGGAAATGCCCCTACGATCCCGGAGAAAAGCCAAGCTCTTTGGAAAGCATTATCTTCATATATAAAATATCCAACAGATGACATCCGCAAATCGCAACAAATGACCGCGCCAATATTTCCATTTAGTGTTGACTTTACAATCGATGGTATTAATGGGTTTAGATATGGCGATGTATTACAATTTGTTGGATTACCAAAAAAATATCGAGAGAATACGGTATTTAGTATTATAAGTATAACACATACAATAGGAACAGACGGACAATGGACATCTGCGATTAAATGTATAATGAGACCGAGTATAAGCTAATGAGATTTAAACTATATTATACAGCTGATGAAATAACAACTAATTTATATACATCTGGTTCTGAATTTATGACCGAAGATAATATAGAGTATCGTGGATTATATCATAGTTATATTACCGGAGAAGTATATACCGGGGCTGAATGGAATTCTAAAATATCAAAAAAACTTATTAAATGGCGTGATGTAACAACTAAGAATGCTGTATATCAAAATCTGAAGCCAGCAGAATTAGTATTTGATGTGCCGAGTCCAACAATTATATCAATAACTATACAACATATTAAAGCAGGTTTAATTGATCGTTATTTCATAAAAAAATATAATGACACACATATAATGGAAATTGATTTAACTCAGTATGAAAAATGGCTATCAAAAAAAATTGATTCTGTTGTTTATTCAGCTGTTAAAATTCCATGGTCTATAACCGGCCCTATAGATGATGAATTAGTAAATGGTACATTAATTAAAGGAATTAGAAATAAGAATTTGTTACAAGTTATTTCTGCAAATAGTAAAATGCCAGGATTATCTAATTTCTTAACTAACCCATTACAATTTTATCAAGATACATCATTTACGATTCCAAAAGATATCAATGAATAACTTGGATTTCTGAAAATTTATCTTTATTATACATATGTATGATAGTAGATACTGAAGATGAACTAAACGGATTATTCGAATACATACAAGGTCGTAAAACTTTGTTAGTCCCTATATTAGCGGATTCTCAGAAACATGCTTCAATTAATAGAGTTTCGTGTATATACATTTATACCGAAGATGATGTAGAACGCATTGTGCCTATCAATCATACAGAACAAGTACGCCCCTTCCAAGAACATTTACAACGGTTTCTAGATCTAACTGACATCTTTGTTTATGATAAAAAACAGTGGCTTCAAATAGGAGGTAATGGGTCTGTATGGGATGTAAAGACTTTGTGGTGGTATACTTATAATGAAGCATATGATGAAACTCATTATTATACGCCAGCTCATCAGTTTTATTGGAGGCGACATACCGCATTACCAAATGTAAATGCAGTAATACCTTTGATGCAACATTTAGCAATGTGTCAAAAAATTAGAAAGTATGCTTGGCCAATGTGTATGAATGTCAAACTTACAGATTCATATTTATTGTTTAATTCTACATATCCGACAACATTTGCAGACATAGAACGAAATGGTCTTCACGTTACGGCAGACTTTAAAATGCCGGAGCTTGTTACAAATGAATTAGTGTATACAAATTATCATTATCATACAACGACAGGACGACCTAGTAACGCATTTCGAGGATTTAATTATGCGGCCATGAATAAAGAAGATGGAACAAGAGATTCATTTGTAACTAGATTTGAACGAGGTGCATTAGTTGAAATGGACTTTGATGCATACCACGTAAGGTTAATTGCTCGTTTAATTGGCTATGCATTACCAGACGGATCAGTGCACGAATATTTTGGTAGATTTTATTTTGATAGTAAACAATTGACTGATGAGCAATATGAACAAAGCAAACAAATCACGTTCCGTTTATTGTACGGAGGTATTGACAAAGAATTTTTAGAAATTCCATTTTTCAAAAAAGTAAATGATTTTATTTATGATTTATGGCGTCAGTGGAAAGCAAAGTCATATATAAAAACGCCAATATTAAAAAGAAGAATAAGTTCAGATGCTGTACAGAACATGACAGCAAACAAATTGTTCAACTATTATTTACAAGCAACCGAAACAGAAGTGTCTGTACAGAAACTACAAGCAGTTCAACGAGTATTGCAAGGTCATGAAACTTGCATAATACTTTATACATATGACTCCGTTTTATTTGATGTTCCATTAACCGAAGCTAAAGAAATGCTACCTGCAATTAAAAATGCATTAGAGGCAGGCAATTTCCCGGTAAAAGTTAAAGTTGGCAATATTTATAGTAAAATGGATACTATCTCGTTATGAACATCAACTCAATACTAACAGAATGGCAATTTAGACTTCCGTCAGGATATCCAACTCAAGCATCTGACTATAAACTTTTAGAACAAATATTAGTTGAACAAGGGGTAGATTCAGAAGAAGCTGAACAAATTGCACAGCGTGCTCAAAATGCTAATGATACAACAGCTTCTAGATTTAATGAAATCGGATTGTCAGACAATATAGTTCAACAAATTGAAGCAATCTATTCAAATTTTAGTCCTCAAGAACGTAGTGACTTTGACAAAAATTACAGAACACATTCAGTACAATCATATATACAAGGAGGCTATCGTCCATTTCAGAAGTTTTATACTGTAATTGATACAACTAAAACTGCGGGTGCGATGGGTAAAGGCGAAGTACAAACATTGTTAGCAGTTGCAGGATCTAAACCAGGCGGCACTGCACAACATGATATTGTAATGGCAGAAGGTGAGTGGGAGATTAAAGAAGTTGGTAAAGCAAAATCAAATTCAAAAACATTCCGACCAGCAAAATCAGGAGTACCTAAACAAGGAGATTTGCTTTACGAAACAGTTGATTTTTTCAATAACATCGTAATACCATTTTCTAAAATGGGAGATGCATTTGAAGATTTGAAACAATCAGTTGATGATCATTCTTGGGATAAGTTGCGAGAATTTATAACAGTATTAAATGAGTCATTTGTACCTTTAATTGATAATGTTTCCCGAAAGGAAATTAGTTATAGTTCTGGTTGGCAAACAATGTATGATGGATACAGAAGACTAAACAAAATATTCTGGCAAAGTGATTTAGATGTTGATATTCAAGATACACGATTATCAATTAAAAGTCAAGACAAAGAATCATCATTTTGGATTGATACAAATGATTATGCTAAAATACAACAAGCATCTGGGGATGTAAACCCGGTAAGTGTTAATATTGGTTCTTCAATTGATGATGAAACATCAAATTCAGTTATCTGGTTTACTAAAATAAAACATAGCCAATTGATAAAAACACCGGATACAATGATATCATTGTTAGATGCAACTAAAATAAGCTTCTTTAATGAATTGCTAGGACTTATTATATATGATATAGCAGCACCAGGAGTACCAATTGCAACCACAGCAGCACAATGGTCTATTGTTGGTTTGACACAAGGTATGTGGACATTTGGACTAACAAAATCATTTTCAGAAAAATATACAATAATACACTTACAAAACTAATACAGGATATGCAAATTGAAAACTCAATTATTATGCACCTTTGCACATAGAACAGATTTAAACATAGTTACAGAATATATTCAAGCTAACTACGAGATACCAGAACAAAGAATATTTGTATTCTCAAATGCTAATGTACAAGACAATTTATATTGTACATATAATGCTAATGAAACTTCAAGAAGAGGTCAGAATACAATAAGCATCCACCGCAAGAAAGAAACTAATACATTATATACTGTAAATGCACTTAATGAAGTGATTAGAGTGGTAAACAACGGTGTATTAGACAAAACATATCAATTGGATTGGACCAATTATCAAAACTCATTTATCCTTACTGATGATGATAGTTTTCGTATTATTCCATTAATATTTTTCAAGAAACTTTCTTGGAAGTAACATATTTATAATAAATTACACAATTAACTTTGATTTATCCCATTTATTAATTATAATTAATAAGTAAACAAGTATATTATTAACTAATTAACCAAAGGCAGAATTATGGCTTTAAATTTAGACGCTATCAAAGCGAAACTTAATCAGTTGAACAAAGCTGATGACAAAAAACAAAATTTGTGGAAACCTGAAGCAGGTAAGACACGTATTAGAATTGTACCTTATGTACACCGAAAAGACAATCCATTCTTAGAATTGTATTTTCATTATGACATTGCAAAACGTTCAATGTTATCTCCAATCACATTTGGCAACGCAGATCCAATTGTTGAATTCGCAGACAAACTTAAGAAAACTGGTGACAAAGACGAGTGGTTAATGGGTCGTAAAATCGAACCTAAAATGAGAACTTATGTTCCTGTAATCGTTCGTGGCAAAGAATCAGAAGGAGTTAAGTTTTGGGGATTCGGAAAACAAATTTACACAGAATTATTATCAATCATTTCAGATCCTGATTATGGCGACATTACAGATTTGATGAATGGTCGTGA